CTGGGACCATCACCTATCAAACCGGCTTCGGCACTGTTGGCCGCATTATCGCCAACACGCAGAACACGCTCACCGTGGTGGACAACGTGCAGGGCGGCCCGCTTCCCGTTCTTCCGGCCACCTCAGGAAATTACATTCTGGGCATGATCGACCGTGGTCAGATTCTCCCGCAGACCCTGCAAATCTATTCGTCGGCTAACTGTACGCTGGAACTCATCAGCTCAACCTACTCCTCGCCGGTGACGCTGACAGGTGCCAGCTTTGCGACGATGTACAGCCTCGGATCTCTGAACAGTTTTGGTGAGCGGGATGTTAGCGCCACGGCACTGACTGGCGGGGAGGTGGTATACAACGCCCCATTGCCGTCTGGTGGTCTCCAGACCTACGACCTTTCCCAGTTCTTCCCGCTTTACAACAACGTTCAAGGCAACCAACCGGACATCCTGACCGTGGCCATCACCACGCCGTCTGGTTTCGCTGGAACGGTGGGCGCTTCGCTGATCGCCCAGGAAGCCATGAGCTAATTGCAGAAACGCCCTTAACGGTTTATTATCAACCAAAGATTAGCGCCCGACGGGGCAGGAGTTTATGACATGTCCATCCTTCATGACGCGCCCGGCTCGACGAACCGCCATAGCGCAAAGCACGGCAAAGGTCTTTCCATCAAGACCCAGATGTCCTCGCCCCACAAAAACCACGTCGGCAGCGGCTCCCGTCCGACCAAGTCCATGCACCAGATCCAAACCACCAGCCCGCACCATCCGCGCATGCTGGACAGCCGCCATGTGCCTGGCGCTCTGGGCGTCTCCGGTTCCATGGGTCCGAAGCACCCGACGAAGCCGCACGGCGGCATGAAGATGAAGTCGAAGTAATTCTAATTTAGACGGTGTTTAGATGGGCGTTAGTGGCAAAGGCAACCCGGCAAACCTGACACGCGCAGGCATGGGACGGCCTAAAGGTTCGCTTAACAAGGCAACCGTTGACATTAAGGCTCTAGCCGCCAAGCACGCAGAGGAAGCCTTCCGGGAACTTGCCCGGTTGGCTACCGAAGCAGAGAACGAAGGCACTAGGGTCGCCGCTATTAAAGAGCTACTGGACAGAGGCTATGGTAAGTCCCAGCAGTCTGTCGCAGTGGGTCAGGATCCGACGCTGATGCCGATGGGTGTGGTTGAACTCCCTCGAAAGGATGCACCGCGAGATGTTTGACGAATTTAACACCCAAGGACTGTATGACCCTGACCTGGCAGTCCTCAATGCCGCACTGGCAGTCCGCATGGCGCGAGGCGAGAACCAGGACGAAGCAATGATGCTCCTGGCGGAGATGTGGCAACCAGAAGCCACTGTGCAGAACCTGATCTAATGCCGCTCAAGAAGGGCAAGTCCCGAAAGGCTATCTCGGCAAACATCAAGACCGAGCGCAAGGCCGGCAAGCCATTGAAACAGGCCATTGCTATTGCACTGAACCAAGCCCGCAAAAAGTAAGGGGGCCGAAGCCCCCCGGTTATGCCGCAATGTTCATTGCCACATTGTGGATGAAGATTCCCCAGTCGAACCCGTCGGGCTTAACGTCCATATAGCTGGGCAGCTCCAGCTTGCAGACCAGCCGGCTGCGCTCGCATTCGGTCATGGCCCGCAGAGCCCCATCAATAGCAGCCTTACGGCCCGCGGACACTTCGTAAGTCACAAACACATAATCGGGGCCGTACACGGTGCGGACGCCGTCAACTTCAACGGCGCGGGAGACGTTGCAGTCAGAGTCGTAGTCGAAGGTGCTGCCTTGGAATCGCTTGGCGATAGCTTCAACCTTGGCCAGCACCGGGCCGTCGGTGTATTTCACGTCAATGGAGGATCCGCCGGCGTATTGGTGGGACTTCACGGAGAATTTCACGCCAGGGAACGCGGCCTTCAGAGCGGCGCGAATGAGCTTGGCGGTGTCGGTGGTGGAGATGTAGTTCGTCATTTTGAGGCTCCTTGCCTGGGGCGTCGCCCCGTGTTGATGTCTAGATAATACGGACATTATCCGCACCGTCAAGCGCATAATCAGGGGATATCCGTAATTTTTCCGCTTGCGCTACGGATAAAACCGGATATAGTGGGGACATCAACGGGGCAGCGCCCCACCAGCTAGGACAAAGCAAATGACCCACATCACCGAAAACACCTTCGCCGCCGCTTGCTACGACCAAAACAGCGTCGAAGAGCTGCAAGCCGTTCTTGCTAACGGTCCTGACGCCAACGATATGCGCGAATGGAACCTGACCGCCGACGAGTGGACCGCTCAAATCAAGCTGGCCATCAAGGCAAAGGCGGAGGGCGCGGAATGACCCGCTACACCGCCACCTGCACCGAATGCTCCCAACAATACCACGCCTGGACGGAGCGCATGCCCTGCCGCTGTCCTGACTGTATGGCAGCCCTTGCAACGTCCAGCTATGAAGCCCGCCAGCTGGGCCTCGGCCCGCCTGTTGGCATGCTGCACTTTGAGGAGGACCCCAAATGACTGGCGACGAGCTGCACGGCGCACGCGGACGCCTTGGGGATCTCTGGTACCTTGGTCGGCCTGTCTCCATGGCGGAGATGGGTCGCGCCTTGCGTCTAGGTGGGCGAGATCCTGGCGAGAGTATCCGAGACTATGAACGCGGCACCACCCGCATCAGTGGCCCGGTTTCCGTTGCCGTGGAAATGATGCTAATGGGTATGTTGCCACCTGATGGAATCCCGCGCCGGCCATGATCCCGACCGTCTGGACACCGACACCACGGCAACATGAGTTCCTCGCAGCGCCAGAGGATGAGGTGCTGTATGGCGGCGCAGCTGGGGGAGGCAAGACCGATGCGCTCATCATGGATGCGCTTGGCTGGGATGCCTACACCAAAGCGGAGTATAGGGCGCTTATTCTCCGCAGGACCTACCCTGAGCTGAAGGAAGTCGTGGACCGCACCAGGGCGATCTATCCGGTGATCTGCCCCACTGCTCAGTTCAACTCGCAAGGCAGCGAATGGCGGTTTCCCTCGGGCGCTCGCATTGAGTTTGGCTACCTCGACCGGGACAGTGACGTGCAGCGCTACCAGTCCCGGCAGTTCCAATGGATCGGCTGGGAAGAGCTGGCGCAATGGTCATCGCCTCATGCCTACGAGTACATGATCTCCCGCCTGCGTGCTCCCGATCGGCTCGACGTGCCGGTCTACGTGAGGGCGACGTGCAACCCCGATGGTCCAGGAGCGAAGTGGATCGCTGATCGCTTCGGCATCGGCCCGGAGGGTGACGCGACATTCAACCGCACGACATACGGGGAAAAGACATGGGCTCGCCGATTCATCCCGTCCCGCCTGCATGACAATCCCCACTTGACGAATAGCGGCTATCGCGAACGCCTGATGATGCTCCCCGACCAGACCCGCCGAGCCCTGCTGGATGGTAGGTGGGATGAGCCTATCGTGGGCGGTGCGATCTACACCGACCAGCTTCAGGCCGCTCGCAATGAAGGCCGGATCACACGCGTCCCTGTTGAGCCTACTGTGCGAGTGGATACCTGGTGGGACCTCGGCATGCGCGACGCCATGTGTATCTGGTTCACGCAGGACGTGGGCCGCGAGATCCGGGTGGTGGATTACTACGAATGCACGGGCGAAGGTTTCCCGCACTATGCAGCAGTCCTGGACAAGAAAGGGTATCTGTATGGACGACACACGGCGCCGGCGGACATTGCTGTGCGAGAGCTTGGCACTGGCCGTTCTCGGATCGAAGCGGCTCGAGACCTCGGCATCAAGTTTGAAACCGCGCCGTCGCTGGGGCTTGAGGACGGGATCCACGCCACCCGAATGCTCTTCCCCAAACTTTGGTTTGACGAAACGCGGTGCAAGGCTGGATTGGACGCGCTTAGCCATTATCGTCGGGATTATAATTCTCGACTTGGCGAGTATAAGTCTAGCCCTGTCCATGATTGGTCTTCTCACGGCGCTGATGCGCTGAGAACGCTAGGCGTGGCTCACAAGATCGCCAGGCCAAAGACCCCGCCGGCCTTGCGGGTTACAACCTTGACCGGCTCTCAGGGGTGGCTGGGTGCATAAGGAGTTTCGCTTCTGGTCGGTGGTGCTTGGCTGTCATGCGGTCAGGCTGTCCCTGTTTGATCACGCCGGCCAAGAGTACTTCATGGTGATCCCATTCCCTGAGGGCAGGACCTATCGCCAAAAGCGGGCGGAAGCGTTAGAATTGATTGAAGAGGCGATGCGCTTGGGCCTCGACCCTGGTGAGGTAGTCCCGTGGCCGAATTGAACAACCCCCGCAAAGCTCCCAATGACGGCAAGATCAAGATGCCGTCCGTCCAAGCGGGTATGAACAAGCGCGGTCCGATGATGGGCAAGGGCGACAAGAAGGCATACGACGACGACGAATGGGGCGACGATTGGAAGCCTCTGGGGACTGAGAAGCGCAAGGAAGAAGAGACCCACGACGAGGTTCTGGAACGCGCCCGCAAGCGCATGACCCGCTGCATCGACTCTGAGTCCGATAACCGTAAGGCTGCGCTGGAGGATCTCAAGTTCAAACGGGGCGAACAGTGGCCGGCTGACGTGGCTGCACAGCGCAACACCGACAAACGCCCCTGTCTGACCATCAACAAGATGCAGACGTTTGTGCATCAGATCACCAACGACCAACGCCAGAACCGGCCAGCCATCAACGTGTCACCTGTTGGAGACCGCTCCGATCCTGACGCAGCCAAGGTCTATCGTGGCCTGATCCGCGCCATTGAACGCGAGAGCACGGCAGACATTGCCTATGACACTGCGTTCGAGTCGGCTGTGTCCAATGGGTTTGGCTATTTCCGCATCCGCACCGACTGGGAAGCACCGGATAGCTTCGACCAAGTCATCAAGATTGAGCGGATCCGCAACCCGTTCACCGTGTACCTTGACCCCGACCACCAGGAGCCTGATGGCGCGGACTGCAAGTATGCGTTCGTCACCGAGATGATCCCGATGGACGAGTTCAAGGCTCAGTATCCCGATGCGGATACGCAAGCCTATGACCAAGGCGGGATCGGAGACAAGTACAAGGAATGGTCCAGCAAGGACGGCATTCGGATTGCGGAGTATTTCGAAACCAAGATCGACATGGAGGACCTGGTCAAGCTCTCCAACGGCTACGTAGGCTGGAAGGACGATCTGGCCCAACGGACCAAGGACATGATCAAGTCCGGTGCGCTGGAGATCGTGGACGAGCGCAAGTCCGAGAAGCGCAAGATCAAATGGTACAAGATTACCGCCACCGAAGTGCTAGAGGAGTCTGAATGGCTCGGCCTGTGGATACCCATCATTCCCGTCATCGGCGAAGAAATCGATATCGAGGGCAAGGTATTTTACAGCGGCGTCATTCGAAACGCCAAAGACCCCCAGCGGATGTACAATTACTGGAAGACAAGCGAGACCGAGTTGATCGCTCTGGCTCCGAAAGCTCCATGGATTGTGGAAGAAGGCCAGATCGAAGGCTACGAGGAACAGTGGCGTTCGGCCAACGTGAGGAACTATCCTTACCTCCCGTACCGAGGTGTGTCGCTGGGTGGGACCCTCGCCCCACCGCCGCAACGTCAACAGTTTGCGGGCGTTCCTGCGGGTGTTGTCCAGGCTGCACAAGGCGCGGCTCAGGACATGATGGCCACGACCGGGATTCGCTTTGATGCCTCTCCTAACGAAAGGATGATGGATGAATCTGGTCGGGCTATTAGAGAGCTTCGCCGTTCTGGCGACCTTGGCTCGTTCCACTACATGGACAACCTGGCACGTTCGCTGAAGCACTGCGGCCGGCAGCTCATCGACTTGATCCCGAAGATTTACGACACCAAGCGCCAGATCACCATCCTGAGAGAGGACGACAAGGAAGAGAAGGTGGTCATCGACCCCTCCGCCAATCTTCCTTACCAGGAACAACCCGGCCCGAACGGCAAGAAGATGAAGGTGTTCAACCCGACCATCGGCAAGTTCGGTGTGACGGTGGACATTGGCCCGTCCTACGCCTCCAAGCGCATTGAGGCGAGCGAGAGCATGATGGACTTTGTCCGTGCCATGCCGCAGACCGCCCAGCTCGTCGCGGATCTCATCGCGAAGAACCAAGACTGGCCGGGTGCTGAAGAGATGGCAACCCGTCTGGCCAAGGCTGTCCCTGCCAACCTGATGGGCCAGGACATGAAGGACATCCCGCCGCAGGTGCAAGCCATCATCAACAACATGCAGCAGGAGCTCAAGGCGGCACAAGCCCAGCTCCAGCAAGCGGCTTTCCAGCTTAACGACAAGCAGAAGGACCGCGACATCATGATGGCCAAGATCAATGCGGACTTCGAGGTCAAGCTGATGGCCATTATCCAGAAGGCCGAAGACAGCATGAACAAACAGGTCGGATCAAAGATTGAGGACCTGGCACAAGGTGTGGCGCAGCTCATGTCTGCGTTGCCGAAACCGCAATCAGGCGGGCAAACAGAAGGAATGATGAATGCCGGATCAACTCGCAACGACGATGGAAGCAACCCCCAAGGCGGGGCCTCCACTGTCAGCGACCTCGGACTTCCCGGAGTTCAAGGCTAACCCGACTGGTCAAGTTGACGACAAGCCGGAAAAGGAGGATAAGGCAGATACTGCTGAGAAATCCGCAGGCGAAAGTCCAAAGGACGACAAATCCGATGGCACACCGGCTTGGTTGAAGCGCGAAATTACTATTGAGCGCAACAAGAGGCGGGCGGCTGAAGAGAAGGCCACGCAACTCCAGCAGGACCTCTCTCGTGCTTTGGAAGCTATCAGCACCAAGGCCGAGGCGAAGAAGGTCGAGACGGACGATCCCCGCCCTGCGCGGCATCAGTTCGACGATCCTGATTCGTATGACGAGGCTCTGATCAACTGGTCCTCACGCCGAGCTGAACAGCTTGCGAGGGCAGAGGAGCGGCAACGGGTTTCTCAGGAAAGCCAGAAGGCTCAGATGGAGCGCACACAGGCTCAATGGTCTGATCGCCGCGCAACGTTCATGGCTGACCACCCCGACTTTGAGGCGGTTGCCGAACGCGACGATCTCCAGATCAGTCTGCCGATGGCGCAGGCCATGCTTGAGTCCGAAGACGGTCCCGCTGTCGCGTACTATCTCGGGCAGAACCCCGAGACTGCGGCAAGGATCGCCAAACTGGACCCGATCCAGGCTGTTCGTGAAATTGGGAAGATCGAAGCCCGGTTGAGTGCTCAGTCTGAAGCACCGACGCCGAGCCGCAAGCCTGATCCAATCAAGCCTGTTGGTTCGCGTTCCAACGCCGGTCCCAAATCTCCCGACCAAGAAACCATGGAGGAGTACGCTGCAAGGCGAGCCTCCGAAATCGCTGCCTCTCGTCGCCGTTAAGCCTCGGACATCCGGGGCGTCATAAGGAAGCCTCGGATGTCTAACAACGCTCTTCTTAATCCTAGCGTCATCACCAAGGAGACGCTGGTTATCCTCGAAAACAACCTGGTCGCTGCCGGTAAGGTGAACCGCCAGTTCGAGAACCAGTTCGTCAAGATCGGTTCCTCAGTCACGATCCGTAAGCCCAACCGTTTCCTTGTGTCCTCGGGTCCGGGCCTGTCCATCCAGGACATCAGCGAACCGTCCACCAGCATCACCATCTCCAACCAGAAGCACGTGGACTTCCAGTTCTCGTCTCAGGACCTGACGCTGACGGTGGAAGAGTTCTCCGAGCGGTACATCAAGCCGGCGGCTGCCGAACTTGCCAACCAGCTGGACTACGACGTTCTCCAGAACACCACCTCCCTTCAGAACTGGGTCGGCCCGCAGGGTGCTGGTACGGCTCCGAACAGCTTCGCCGCTCTGGCCGCTGTCGGTCAGCGGATGGACGAAGGCGCGGTTCCGCAGGACGGTCGCGTGCTGGTGCTGAACCCCGCCGCCTACTGGGCGCTGGCGAATGCGCTGATCGGCGTGTACGTGAAGTCGGTGGCTGAACCGGCCCTGAAGGGTTACCTGGCGAACATCGCCAATTTCGAGATCTACGAAGACCAGAACGTCGCCAACCTCACCAACGGTAACTATGCCGGTACGGGCGTGGTCAACGGTGCCAGCCAGTCGGGTTCGAACCTGGTCACCAACGGCTGGACGGCTTCGCGTACCAACCTCTTCCTCGGCGGTGAAGTCATCACCATTGCGGGCGTGTATGCGATCAACCCGAAGAGCCGCAAGTCCACCGGTGCTCTCCAGAACTTCCTGGTCACCGGCCCGGTCTCGTCGGATGCGAGCGGCAACGCCACGCTGCCGATCTACCCGGCCATCAGCACCACGGGCGCCTACCAGACCGTGTCTGTCTCGCCTGCGAACCTCGCCGGTGTGACGGTCATCTCCGGTTCGGCCAATGTGACCTATCCGCAGAACGTCGGCTTCGTGAAGGACTGCTTCGGTCTCGTCACCGTGCCGCTGGAGCTGCCGGAAGGCGTCGACTTCAAGGCTCGCGAAACCTACAAGGGGATCTCGATGCGGATCATCCGGGCTTACGACATCAACAACGATGTATTCCCAGCCCGCATCGATATCCTCTACGGCACCACCACCTTCTACCCTGAACTGGGCGTGCGCCTGACCGGCTGATTGAGGCAAAGATGTTCGAACGGAAAAAGATGCCTAAAGGGTGGAAGTCACCCTTCAAGGTGGATCTCTACCAGGTTGTCGTCGAGCGGACTGAGGACGGCCGTGTCCTCCCGGTCGGCCCGATGGCAACTAAGGAAGTGCTTGGTCCGTTCAAGGACGCCATTGCTCAATCCATCAAGACCGGCATGGAAACACGCTGGTCCAACCCGCAGATGCTGCTCGTAAAGCCCTCGTAAGGAACCAGAACCATGCCCGTTGTCTCCGCTGCCTCCACTGCCACGAAGGGTCCGAAGCAACTTTCGGATCAGAACAGCCAGGGCACCGTCCTTGGTGCCTCGTCCACCGACCTGATCGGTTTCTACGGTGCCAACCCCGGCATCGTGCAGCCGGCCTCGCAGGGCTCCTTGAAGGGCTATGTGGGTGTGGTGACCACCTACGCTGTGACGCTGACCCCGGTGTCTGTTGCCGCCAACACGGCTGCTGAACAGACCCTGACGGTCACGGGTCTTGCCACCGGCCAACTGGTCGTGGTGACCAAGCCCACCACGCAGGCGGGTCTGGCTCTGTCCCCGTCGGCTCGCGTGTCGGCCACCAACACCCTGGCGGTGAACTTCGCCAACGACACGGCGGCTGCCATCACCCCGACTGCTGGTGAAACCTACCTTGTCACCGCCATCCCGGCCACCATGCTGCTGACGGCTACGCTCACCCCGACTGCGGTGGGTCCGAACACGGCCATTGAACAGCAGTTCACGGTGTCGGGTCTGGCGGCTGGTTCGCCGGTCATCGTCAACAAGGCGGCTTCTCAGGCTGGTCTGGCTATCCTCGGTGCTCGCGCCGTGGCTGCCAACACGCTGGGCATTACGTTCCAGAATCTGACGGCTGCAACCATCACCCCGACCGCTGCGGAAAGCTACCTCGTGTATGCTTCGCCGGAGATCCAGGTTGCTCCGGTGCTGAAGACCGTGACCGCCACGCTGACCCCGACCTCGGTGGCTGCGAACACCACGGCGGAACAGACCTTCACCGTGCCTGGCATCAACGCCAATATGCAGATCTACGTCAACAAGCCGACCTTCACCACGGGTCTCGGCATTGGTGGTTATCGCGTGTCGGCTGCCAACACGGTGGCGATCACCTACGTCAACAACACTTCGGCGGCGATTGTGCCTCCGTCGGAAACCTACACCATCGGCGTGTTCCCCGGTGCGGTGCCTGCGGCTGGTTCCTCCACCGCCTACACCAGCATGAACGGTGGACCGACCGCTGACCACGCGGCTCTAGTTTCGCTTGGCTTGGTGGCTGCGCCGTAATACTGTCTCGGGGTGTGTTCCTCCCCGACTGGATATCCACCGTGACCTACGTGATTTTCGCGACTCCCTCGTTAGATCACAAAGTCACGGTGGATTTTTTGCGTTCAGCCCTGGCTACAGACGCAGCCTGCGAGAAGGCCGGGTTCACCAGGGGCTGGGCTCAGCGATGCGGTGACCCGTTCATCGCAAAGGCCCGCAGCAAGATGGTGGCGGAGTTTCTGGACACGCCCGCGGCTACGGATCTCTTCTTCCTTGATGACGACCTCGGCTGGCCGGCACACAAGGTCATTGAGTTTTTGAACCGCCCGGAAGATGTGATTTGCGGCGTCTACCCCAAGAAACAGGACAAGCCCGACTGGCCAGTGTCCCTTGCAGCACATGCAGACACCCGCAAGCTGGTGGAACGTGATGGCCTCATCATGGCAACGCACGTGCCTACAGGCTTCCTGCGTATCAAGCGCCATGTGCTGGAAAACCTGTATTACAAGGCTCCGGTGTTCCGTGACGTGGAGATCAGCGGCGAGCGTGTGAAGTACCACGC